ACCAATTACCCTAAAAAGGGGTTGCCGTTGGGGGGGTGTTGCGTTTACACTACAGTCATGAACAAACTTCCTGTGGAACTCCACCTCGTGCATGGCACAAAGCCAGAGCATAACCCGGTTGCATTGCCAGCCAATGTTAAAAAGAGAATTCCTGAAGCGGATTGGATGAACAATCCTGAATCATGGAATCGATCAACCTTTGTTTCGGAAACAGCAGACTATCTTTATGATGTTTATGGAATTGGCTCAGATCAGGACAAACATACTTTGGCTATGCTTGCCGATCAGATTGATCTTTATATCGTTTGCGGCAAACAAATTGACCCATCCAATATTGTCATATCTACCAATGATGGAAAGACACTTGCACCAAATCCAGCCATATCAATTCGCAACAATTCCTTAAAGCTGGCAATTCAATTAATGAATGAGTTAGGGCTTACCCCTAGAGCAAGATTAAATAAGACATCAAGCAACTTGGAAGAAGATTCGGCAGTATCCAAGTTTTTAAGAGGACCAAAAGGATAAGATGAATTACCAAGATGGCATCCAGTATGCCAATCAGGTAGCCAAAGGTGAGATTGAAGTTTGTAGGAATGTCAGACTTGCTTGCCAGCGTTTCCTGAATTTTCTTGAAAACAAAGAATGGGAATGGGAATTTGACCCAGATTACCCCAATCATTTGTTGGGATTTGCTTCCCTACTTAAACATACCAAAGGACATCAAGCCGGGCAAAATGTAACTTTAGAACCATTCCAGATTTTCTTTATTTGTGCCATTTATGGGTTTAGGGCAAAAAGAGATCACAGCAAGCGAATGGTTACAGATGTCATTTTGTATATTCCCCGCAAAGCTGGTAAGTCCACACTAACCGCCATTATTGGATTATATGAATTGGCTTGTGGCGAAACTGGCTCAGAAGTCTTTACTTTGGCAACCAATCGAGAACAGGCATCGATTGTATTTGATGCATCCAAAGCATTTATTGAAACTGGACCAGCCGAGATTGCCAGTTTGTTTACTGTAAGCAAATACCAGATTGGCAAGCATGGCGATAGTCAATCTATGTTTAAAGCACTTAGCCGAGATACCAAAAAGACTGGTGACGGAAAAGCACCTAGTTGCGTTATTGTGGATGAAGCCGCCGCCATCGTAGATAGGAACAGTATTGAGGTCTTGCACTCTGGTATGGTTGCCCGGCAAAACCCATTGAGAATCTACATTACTACAGCCAGCTTTAGTAAAGACACCAAATTTTATGAAGATATGTCCATGCTGGAATCCATGCTTAATGGCGAAGCTACCGATAACCCTAGATGGTTTGGATTGCTATATTCCTTAGACCCACAAGATGATTGGCGTGATCCTAAAACTTGGGCAAAAGCCAATCCTATGCATGGAATTAGCATTTTTGATGAAGCTATTGTTCAAAGGGCAGAAGAAGCCAAAGCCAAGCCAGCCGCCCTTAATGAATTCCTTTGCAAAACCCTTAATATATTTGTTAGTGCTAATACTGCATGGATAGATCGTGGACATTGGGATAAACCCGAATGTATCCAATTGATTACAGATAAAGAACCAGAAGCAGTATTTATTGGGTTTGACTTAGCGGCTACAAGGGACTTAAATGCTGTTTGTACCTTAAAGCGGTATGGAGAATTAGATTATGAAGCCCATTGGAAGTTCTTTTTGCCAGAAGCCGGATATGAGTTAATTCCTAAACACTATCAAGACATCTTTCGAGTTGCTGTAGATTCTGGCATCCTAAAACTAACCGAAGGCAATGTAATGGATGATAGGGAAATATCTGATTACATTAAACAGGAATGTGAAAAGTATAGCGTTAAAGAAGTTGGTTATGATGCTTACAATGCCGCTTCTCTAGTAGCCCGGCTATATGATGCTGGAATCCCAGTTAAAAAGGTTGGTCAAGGTATGGCAGTATTATCTAATCCATCTAAATATGTAGAAAAGCTAATTTTGAATCAACAGATTAAACATAATGGCAATCCATTCATAGGATGGCAGTTAGGCAACTGTGAAGTCTATGAAGATGTAAATGGCAATATTAAAGTTCGCAAAAATGAAGCAGACAAATCAGCAAAGGTTGATGGAATCATTGCAATGATTATTGCGGCGCATTGTAGTTTGGATAATCCTTTTGTTTCAAATAGCTTTGGTTTTAGATCATTCTGATATAAAATAGAAAAAAATGTTTCAAAATAGAGGAATAATATGGGTATTTTAGATATTTTCAGTAAGAAAAAAGCAATTCAAAAAGAATCCAATACTCTATTTGGACAGACCCAACTTGGTAATAATGTCATTTATCAAGGTCAAGCTGGCAGACAAACAGTTAGTCAGCAATTACTGTATGTAACTACAGGAAGCACTACTGCCGCTGGCAGAACTGTGGATATGTCGGTTCTCAGTCGCAATTCGACTGTTATGGCTTGTGTAGGGGTTAAAGCTAGAGCATTATCTCAGCTTCCAATTAAAGTTATGTATAAAACAGATGATGGCACTTTTGTAGATGCCGCTTCTTCTTCTGCGGTTGGTACAAGAGATAAAGCCAAAGCTAAACAAGTTTCTAATCTGTTATATCAGCCCAATAATTTTCAAAGCCAATATGAGTTTTGGTATCAATGGTCAATGTGGCAAGATTTAGCTGGTGAGTGCTTTACCCTTTGGTGGAGAAAGGATCAACAAGATTCTTTAGCTACTCCATTGGAAATGTATAACCTAGATGCAACTCTAATTACTGTTCAACTAACGCCAACTCGCTATCCATCTTATCGCCTAACAACTCCTACCTATGGATTTAATAAAGATGAGCCATTAGCCGCCCATCAAGTTATGCATATTTCAGAAGCGGCTTGGCAAGGTGTAGCTGGCTTTAATAAAGGCATTTTGGCTACAGAATTGATTGGTCTAGACCAAGATATAGACCTTTATGCCAACTTTGTTATGCAAAATGGTGCTAAACCTAGTGGCTTGTTCCGTACAGATCAAGTAATTCCAGATGCTAAATACAAAGAAATTGCTGGTAGATTAAAAGAAGCATGGTCAAATATGACAGGCTCTAGGGATTCCGATTTAAGCAAACCGGGTCAAGGAATGTTGTTAGATCAAGGCATGATGTTTGAAACAGTCAAAATGCTGACCCTACAAGATGCTGATGCCGCCCAATTAAAAGTGCAAACTATGAAGCGTATTTGTGGATTGTTTGGAGTTCCCCCAGCAATGATGGGAATTGCAGATCAAAAATATAACAACACTCAAACAATGCTTGATGAATTCTATAAAACCACTATGTATCCAATGGTGATTAATATTGAGCAAAAGTTAAACAGTCATTTGTTAAAAGGCTATCCAAACCTATGTATCCGATTTGATACTAAAGATTTCTTAAAAGGTGCGGCTTTAGATCAAATGAATTTTGCTACTTCAGGCGTAACCAATGGTATTATGACCCCTAATGAAGCAAGAGAATATTTAAACATGGCAAAAGTTGATGGTGCTGATGAATTAGTGTCAAAAGCAACAAGTTCAGACCCGTTACCCGGCAGTAGTCCACAAGATACTGGCGGTGGCGGTGGCAATCAAACCAAAAAAATGAATATAGGAAAATAAGATCATGGATGCTGTTAATAAAATTCTTGACATATTCGGTTATCAATTAATTAAGAATAATGTTAAACTACCGACAAAATCTGTAAAATCCCCTAAAATACAAGATAATAATCAATCTATTAAAAATGGGATTATCAATGAATCAGAACCTAACCCTACTTTGCGAAGCAAAACTAAGCCTAAACCAATCCTCAAAAGAAGGAATAAGTCCTAGTGGATTAATTGAAGCTAGAGTAACTTCTTGGGGTGCAAGAGAAGGTGCTGATGGTCGCAAATTTAATTACCAGCCAGAAGGTTTTGCTCAATGGGCAGACGAATTTACTGAAGCTGGTAAACCATTACCTATGTTCCTTAATCATAATGATATGGGGATGCCAATGGGTCAATGGGATGAATTTAATTTTGATAAAGAAGGAATGACCGCTAAAGGGAAGTTGTTTATGAACACTTCTGGCGGTGCTGATCTTTATGAAGTTTTAAAATCTTCACCTAATCTATTTGGTGGAGTTTCTGTTGGTGCTTTTGCAGATGAAGCACAAATGGTAGATGAAAATGGCGTTGCACTTGGCATTGATGCTGATGAAGCTGATGGCTATTTCCAAATTACTAAAGGTGGTTTGCGTGAAGTGTCCGTAGTAATGTATCCAAATAATCCAGCGGCAGAAATTCATCGTTTGGAATATTTTGATGCAGACGGCAATGCAAATCCACGACTAATCGAAAAATCCTTGCGTGATGCTGGGCTTTCCCGAAAAGATGCGACCACCGCATCTTCAATCCTCAAAAAAGTATTGGAACAGCGTGATGTTGAACCAGAAACTATTGAGGTAGCC